CTTATCCTCAACCCACCAACAGCCTGTTCCTTTATAGACATCTAGTACTTCGTCCTTATCAGCACCCGTGTCAAGATACACATATTTCTCAAATACTGTAGGTCCAAACATTTCGATAAGATTTTTTGTACGCAGATGTTGCGAATAAACATCGTTGCTTAGGCTGGTAATTGCGTGGAAAATGTAGCCGTGTTCTCTGTGAAGTTTCTTCACGTAATGGATGGCATCACGTAGAGGAGGCAGTTTGCGAATCCAAGCACTTTCGTTAAACATACGAATAAGCTTTTTAGATTCTCTTTTGTCAATGCCGTACTTGTTATCCATAAGATAATCATTATGGTATTTTGGATTAATCTCGTAGCCGTGTCGGGCCATCCATTGTGTGAATGCATATTCCCAATCTAAACAAACTCCGTCGATGTCTGTCAATATTACTTTATCTTTCATTAGAGCCTCTAATTAATTTTATGAGTTCGTAGTATAAGATCTTTGTGCCTAATTGTCAACCGTAAAAAAGGCGCCTTGCGACGCCTTCTTTGTTTATTATTAGTACGCTATGCGTCTATTATTTTTTGTTAACAAACTCGTAGAACTTTTCAGCGTTCTCAAGTACCTTGTCAACACCTGGTACTTCAGGAAGTGACACAGTTGTTACAACTTCGCCAGTTTCTGGATCGCGTGTCACAGATTGTTCCCAACCTGTAAACTTCATAGAATGTTCAAACTCTGTGAATGCTTTTGCCATATCAAGCACTTCGGTACGAATTTCATATCCGTTACGGTTAAACTTGACTTCTGGTGCTTTTGGCGTATACTGTGTCGCCATTTCTTTGAATTGCTCAGCCATAGCCGAGAGCTGTTGGTTGATTTGATTAAAATCAGTCATTACTTTTCTCCTTTGTGTGTATGTGTGTAATGTGTTACTAATGTAACATCTTTATTTATACTTTGTCAAATCTAGCATTAGGTTTTTGGCTTGATCGTGGTAACCCATACGATTTAGTTCCGCCGCAGCCTTGGCACGACCTAGTAGTTCCAATCTCCATAACAGCCCTCTCCAAAAACGTTTGATAACTCTTGTGCCATCAAACGTTGGGCGGCTAAATGCCACGCCATTTCTGCTCGCTTGCAATGACTGTTCCATTACACAGTCCTCCCATTTACAACATCATTGTGATATTGATACATAGATTGAAAAGGGGCTTTACCGTATGTGAGCAATCTTTGACGTCTTTCTAGATCTTCTAGGCTTGTGGCCTGACTTAGATATTTCTCTTCCTGAGACATAGATGATCTGCGAATCCTTTCCGCAATCCTATCTAGTAGTGATTTCATTTTTGTTTTTCCTTCAATGTGTGTGTGAACATTGTGTGTTCAGTTTATTTATCCCATTTTTACGCAGGTGCAACATAATGTTAATACTAAAGTATTATACTATAAAAAATATCTTTTTCGTAACTTGACTTTTTTGGCAATCTAATGTTAAATACTAAGCATGGTTCGGAAATGTTATGAAAGTAAAAACTAGATCTATACTACAAGAATTAAATTCGATTGCGGAAACAAGAGATACTGATTCTCTTATTGAAAATCGCGCCATCAATGTTATCGAATCGGCAATTAATCTGATAGAATTGATGCAAAAGCATTATTCTTTAGAAGAAGCAGATGAATTAGAACGTAGACTTATCAATTCTATAAAAGGACAAGACCCTTTAAAGTTTAAACGTTCTATAACTAAAATTAAAGAATCAAGAAAGAAATGAGTGGTAATGTTTTTAAAGATCAACAAGGTGGCTCCTTAACCCAGCGGATAGATAAGGGTGACGTTGAACCAACCGTTAAATGGCTCGAAGGTGTAACGGGTTTACCTTTAACAAATAATATGCTAGGAACCACAGGCAAAAAGCCCAGTTCTGGAGATTTAGATTTAGCAGTCGATGAAGAGACCACATCCAAATCTGAATTAGAATCAAAACTGACGGCCTATGCGGAAAAGTCTGGCTTAGAAAATGCTGTGGCAAAATCAGGGATTTCTGTGCATTTTCTTACACCCATCAATGGCGATTCGGACAAAGGGTTCGTACAGACGGATTTTATGTTCGGTGATCCAGAATGGATGAAGTTTTCTATGGCAGGTGAATACGGGGACGACGGAATCAAAGGTCAGCATAGGCATATCCTGTTGAACAGCATAGGAAAGGCTCGCGTGTCAGATGACTATCCACGAGGGCTGAAGTGGAGTTACAACAAGGGTTTAGTTGACAGAGCCACTGAACAAGTTATCACCAAAGATCCAAATACCATAGCTAAAATGTTGCTAGGTCAAACCGCTACCGCAGATATTGCGATGAGCTTTCCGAAAATAATGAACTTTATTAAAAAGCTTCCAAATTATAAAGAATTAACCGCAGATGCCAGGGAAACACTGGCGAAGCAAGGTATTGAAATACCGGATCATTCACAGGTAGAATCATTCCAGCCAGGGACTATTGGTTGGATGAGGTCAATGATTGATATTGTCTCATGAAAATTCTTGAAATCCTAACAGAATCAAAAAAGGTTGGAAGAGAATTCAACCATCTAGAAGATTTGGTTTTTACCGATCCAGAAAATGGTGCTATCCGTGCTGTTGAAATTCTCAAAGATCTAGAACAAGGTGCCAGAGACGTAGCAGTAAAATGGGATGGGTACCCTACCATGTACTGGGGCAGAGACGACGAAGGCAATTTTGTTCTAACCGGCAAGAATGGATGGGGCAGAAACAAATCAACTTCTGCAGAAGAACTTGCAGACTTCATTAATAGTACCGGAAAAGGTGAAGAGTGGAGAGAACGATTTGCAGGAGACATGGCGGCGTTATTTTCGTTGTTTGAACGTGCCACACCTAAAGACTTTCGCGGGTATGTTTATGCCGATATTTTGGTCCATCCAGGTGCTCCTGCAACCAGCTCACAGGATGCGATTCAATTTACTCCAAACAAAACAACCTACACAGTAAAAAAAGACAGTGAATTAGGCCAAGCCATTAGCGGAAAACAAGCAGTGGTTGCCGCAACACAATTCTTTGACGAATTTGGATCTAAACAAGGAAAGCCTTTTGATAACCAAGGCATCTTCAAAGGAGACGTAGTGGTATTAGGACAGACCTATATAGATCATCGTCCTGCTGTGGATGTTGATAATCTGTCAGAAATAGAAAAATTAGCCAAAACCGTGCAGTCAAAAATCAACTCATATTTCGCACCAAGAAAAGGTCTGGCAGATATTCAAGAAATATTTTATCGTTATGTAAATTATATGGGCAAACAGCGCAGGCTCGACGATCTCAGCGCCAAGACTTTTTTTGAATTTGTAAAATCTGAAAGTTCTAGGATTTCTGCTCCTAAACAACAACGTATAATGGATTTAGCTGACGAATTTAATAGCTTGACTGATGTGATTATTTCCTTAGTAAAACGCCTAATGTTAGCAAAAGACGAAGTTATACAAGAACTAGACGCAGCTGAAGGGGATGTTACCGCAAATATTGGTGATGAGAAAGGCGGAGAAGGTTACGTCAAGCACGGCGAAAAAGTCAAACTTGTTCCTCGCAAAAGATTTACACTAAATTAACAAAATTACCTCCTATCTCTTTGATCTTTGAATAATCTTATAAATACAATTGTAAGCCACTCACGGAGCGTGAGTATATGATTAGAGATTAAAGGAGATTATCATGGCAGATTTAACAAATGGTTCTGGTGTATTCCAGACATATAATAACGCAGGTACAGGTGTTGCTGAACTGGGCGACAATAAAGTAAACGCAGGCGGAACTGCTTCAAACGGTATCGGTCCACGTACCGTGATCGTTGAGCTTAACAATGGCGGAAACGTTTCTCAAGCAGAACTTGATGGGTTCATCGCTGGTATCACAACTGCTTCAGCGGCAGGCGCTGGTGTATCAGCTGCAGACGCATTCACTATCACGGCTATTGAAAATGTGGACGCAGACGATGCTTCAGGACCAATCAAGGTTGCTCTTCAAGGAACTGGCACAGTTGGAACAGACGCAGATGATTACGTAACAGGCTTAACCGTAAGTGTTGTTGTAGACTTCGGCGCACCAGGTCGTTAAGTTTAATAAAAAAACTTAACTTAAAAAAAAGGCAGTTTTTTATACTGCCTTTTTTTATGACTTAAATATCTATCATGTTCATTTACAAAATAGAAACATACATTGATATAACTTGCTCTAATGCCCCACGTGACAGCAGTGATTGGTTGTTAAAAGGACAACAGGATAATTTCAACACTCTTATACAAACAATTGGCCTCCGAGCAAATGTTGATTGGGATACCGATCCTATTTTGTTAAATGATAAATGGCATTGGACGTTCTATGTAGAGCAACCTGATATATTTTTATTGGATGAAAATCCAGTGGGTCTACTTGAAAATGATTTACACAATGTTCCTATAATCGCAAATCTCACCAATAAAAAAGAAATAAATCCTGCCGTCTTCCGCACCCAAGGTTCCAAAATTAATACATGGATTAGTAATCAACCTAGTTAATTTTTTTTTGCACAAAGATTAAATAATATTATGCTAGGAATATTTCGCCAGAAGGCCTATAAACTGAAAAAGAAAACCGAAAAGGAAGTTAAGTGGTGGAGCTATGCCGCTTGGACCGCTCCGTTCACGGCCTTGGCTGCAATATTTTTTGCTGAAATGTTGGGCTGGCAAGAGACTACACACAAAATTTTAATCACCACAGGCACAGTGTTTCTGACTGTTGCAACGTATTGGTGGTGGTGGGCAATATATAAAGTTTCAGATATGGCCAGCATGCTGGTAGACACCGCTGAAGAACTGAAAGACATTTCAAAAGAAATGCATGAACTAAATAGAGAAATGCATAAAGAAGATAAATAAACGTAATAGGCAAAAACAAAGGCTATCTTAAAAAAAGGCAACCCTGGGTTACTAAAAAGTGTCTCGGAGCGAGAATATAGGAGATTTAAGATGGCAGGTAAACAGCCTACCTCACTTGAAAAAGAAAGTCTAGAAGCACATGTTGACTTATGTGCTTTAAGATACGAACAACTCGACAAGCGAATTACAAATCTTGAAACAAAAGTTGATGACATCCACGATGATATTGTCAATGGACAGAAGAGTCTTTCAAAAGTCATAATAGGCACGGCTGGCACAGTAGTAGCAGGTGTGCTTTCCATTATAGTCACAATCTTAATGAGACTAGGATAAAAGTCGTAAATACCTTGCGGGGTATTAAATGTCACATCTTTCAAAACGTTTTGAGCAAATTGTAGTAAGAACACAAAAAAAATTCTTAGATAAAGGAACCATTTTACCTGAAAAAACTGATAAAGGTATTCGCGTGGGCATCGCAGAAATACGACCAAATGGCGTTTACAAAGATATCTATCGAAACGAAGATTTAGTGTTTCCTGGTGTGTGTTTAAATAAAGTTGCTATAAAATTGGCAAATCTTGTTGCTTGGAACCAAGGACATCGCGCTATCGAAATATACCAAGCTGATCAAGATTATAATAAATTCTACGTAGAAACCACGGTCCTAATGTCAAGTTACAATATGGCCAAAGAAAGTAAAAAATTTTTTAAGGCCGATGTAATTTGGGCAAGGTATACACAAGTAAAACAGCGTGCCAATCAAGCCAAGAAAAAAGCAGAACGTTTAGCATCTTTATAATAAATACAAAGTCAATCTAGGAAACAGACATGAAAACTACTGATTTAATACAAACAACATCTGCTAAAATAAATGAAAGTTTAGATAAAACTTTTGGAAAAAAACTTAAATTAGAAACCTTTTCAGACGAGCAACTTGAAGATTCAAGAAACAAGTTGCGCACACAGGTTCATCAATTTAAATCTAACACAAGTTTTAATGAAAATTTAGAAAATGATGCTTATTATCAAGCTCAGTGGATGCTTGATGCAATTAATGCAGAACTTGCTGAAAGAGAAGAGCAGGTTGCAGAAGGAAGTGATGTAGATGAAAACACCATAAGATCCTTGTTAAAACAGTTTGACAATGCTGCTAATGATATGCGAGTGTC